GTTACGTTTAGATACGAAATTTTAAGAATTTTGTGTCTTTTCGCTAACAGAGTTAGGAAAAGATGACCCAAAAACAGATGAGAATCACTCATCGGTCACTCTTATTATGTCCTACCCTTAGAGGGTACTTGCAAAGCAAGTATCTTTCTCAAACATTTAAAGTCCAATAACTTAGGTTAATCGATCGTATAGTACCTAACGAGGAACTATTCCGTGAAATTTTCTGACTAGGCTTTCTTACGTCCCTTTACTGGGAAGGAGGAGTTTAGTTCTTTTAGAAAAGAGGAACCAAACTGGATGGATGTTAGTCCACTGGCTTTCCACTCCAAGGTATTCTTCACATACTCATTTCCATATATATTGTCCCGAGCATAACGCTCAACGATACGAATCGACCATAGCTCATTCGCGGAAAATGAGATTCACTGAACCTCATCAATACTTTTTATTAGACTGCGACTCACTACAGGATATTAGCTTATACTTTACTTAAGAATTTAAGGTAATTCTAAACTACTAGATGAGGTTTGCCTGCTAAGGTACTAGTACCAGCAATTTTATCTGCAAATATAATTCGATTTATTTCTGATAGACTCTTGTCGATCATAAGTAAACGAGTATATTGAAGATCAAACCGATCTGAGCTAGATTTAGTCTCTAATTCTGTTTTCAAGTCAAGGAGCAAGACAAATACACGTCGAATCTCTTGTTGGTAGAACATTCTATAGGTTTGTTCCATCCAGAGTTCCCCGTCGACTTTTGTCTCGTTCCAGTAGTCTTCTCCGTATGCTTTAGAAGCCCAGTCGCTATCTTCAGGTATGAATTTCTTGATCAATGAAACAGGGAGAATATCCCCTTCCATAAAATCAGGATTTCCACGACCCAAAGATGAATCTTCTGGAGAGTCCCCAAAATATTTTGGGAATTCAAGAGCTTCGTTAAACATACGGTTAGTACGTACTAGAAGAGAGTCAACGAAAGAATTAAGAACATTTCGTTCAACATCGATTCTTCGTTGTTTACCAACGCTTAACCAACCTGCTGGAATAGGCTCAAACATTGTTTGAGACACAAAAAGACGATACGAAAGGATTGCAATTGCAAACCGTTTCGGCATACGTTTAATGTTCCAAGCTAAGCGACTAAGTGCTTTGAATCTATATCCTAATAGATACATGTAACTGGACTCAGATAAAGAATACTTTCTTGCTGCTTCAAGTGAAGCACCAAGAGTTTCGCAAGATGCGAGTATTTCTTTAATAGGTACAGGAGACATATCTACTCCTTTATAGAGAAAGCGTTTGGCAAATTCAAGGGCTAATCCTTTTGGAGAAACTAGAGATTTATGTATACCACATTTGACACCAATTCTATCTAATACTTTCAAGTATTGTTTAGCAACAGCGTCATTTGCGATTACAATATCATCGCCTAGTATAGCATAGTCACTGAACCAATGGTTAATTGTTCTTATACCTGCTTTATGAGCAGAAAATTGCAATAACGCATGGTGAAGTAAAGCTAAGCCCTAGCTCCAAGAAGTAAGAGCACCCATCGGTTGCCCGGTGGCGTATCGTGCCTCAATAGAGTGGCCTTTATATGATCCTGTGAATCCTCTATCAGTTAAAATAGTGTACCAAGACTCAGCTAAGCTGGGAGTAGTAAGAGAACTTAATAGATCTTTTGCTAACTAAGCAGGTATACGATCTGTAGCTGAAGACTAATCCTAAGACCAAAGGGGTGTTCCTTTAGGCTATCTCTCTACTAATAAAGTAAGAGGTCTAGTTTGATGGAACGTACCGTCCTGAGGAATTAGTTTAAGTATTTCGAAGATTCGATCATGCAAAGACTTGAATGTCCACTGTGTTAGAATATCTATCATAGCGAACACTCTCTATTTCCCCGCCGACTCTTCCTTAAAGCCTAGTCTTCCTA